CGTTGGGCAGTTGCGCCACCGATTTGCTCCAGTTGCTCGATCAGGTATGCCAGCCAGTAGGCTGGTTCCAGCCAGCCCAGACCCTCCCAGGAGCCGCGCTCGTCCCCGCCGACATAGTGGATCAGGCGTTCGATGGGGATCTCCGGCAGATTCTTGCCAGTCGTCGGGTCCTGTTGCACCAGGCCCTGCTTAGCGCCATGCTCGTCGTTGACCCACTTAGCGATGGTCTCCTGGCGAATCGGTAGCAGTTTACGAATGCCGACCAACTCATCATTCCATTTGCTGGCCGATAAATCCTTTTTCCTGGGATTCTGGCCCATGCGCCGTTTCCACCAGATGACTTCGTCGGCGAACCCAAACGCCCGCGATGATAGGGCAAACCGGATGGTGCCAGCATGTGACGTGCTCATGTCGTCAATGCAGGACTGGATGAAGTCGGCGCAGGCTTGGTCGGCTTTGGAGTCGGCCGCGGGAACCACGCTCCACCGAGCAGTCGAGGCAGCCAGGCCCACGGCTGACCATGTGGCGAAGGCGCCAGGCTCGCGGCGCAGGACCCGCGCCATTTTTAGGATGCCAGCTTGCCCCCGGAGAGTTTCGGCGTATCTGTCCGAAAGAATCCCCTGATATTCCTCGACACCAGTAATTCCTAGAGCCGCCCATAGGTCGAATTTCTTAGCCATTGCGCCTCCCGTGGCACAATTATGAGGCGCCGGACGCCTTCGGAGAGTGGTTATTTATGCACATGATCAAAGCATACCATGCTTTGCGTTAGAATGCAATAGACAGACGTCAACTCGGTGGCTTCCAGCGACTAGACGCCCGTTTGCCGACTCCGCCAATGGCATCGAAGCTCCAGGCAGCCTGCGAACGGGCAATGCAGCAGAGGGCAAACGCCAAGGCTAAATCATCGTGCAAGCCGGGTGGTGCCGAAAGTGTGTTCCCTTCCACCAGTGACAGTTCCGTGATAGTCGCAAAATCATGCAGGACTACCTCGCTATTGCGCAATTGCTCAGCAGCAGTATTGTACATCATGGTCTTGGAAAGGCTGGTGGTCAGCCAACCAGGCTTACCGTCCATGCCACTCAGGGAGGATAGTTTAGAGTGTTCGGACAGCCACAGCAGGACGGTACCTCCGTGGTTGTTCCTTTCAACCAAGGTTGGCGCGCTAAAGTACCACTGACCGACCATATCGACATAACTCGCCAACACCTTAGGTTCAACCCGCTCGCCATACGCCGCGACGTGTTCGCCGGTGTCGGCGTCCATGACTTGGAAGGCGGATGCATCGCTACCGGGGTTCCCCTCAGCGGGGTCCACACCGATCACGTAGCGATGACCGGGAGTGGGCCTGACATACACACGCAAGCCTGGAATGGCCGGTGCGCCCTGGAGCCCCAGGGCCGCGTGTTCGGCATTGCATTGCGCCAACCAAGTGGCGGCCATCCGCTTATCAAGCTCCGCAGGGGCTAACGCATCCAAATCGGTTAGCGGATATTGCTCGTGCAAGTCATCCAGCGCACCGGTGCGCGCCAGAATGTCCTTGCGCTGTTCTTCATACCAGGCGGCATCCCGTTCTGGACGGGCCGTCCAGGGCAAGAAGATCGGCTTCCAGGTGTTCTCGTCGCGCTTGGCCGCCCGATAGATGTTTTTGAACTCGCTCTGGGGTTCGCTCTTATTAGAACGCGATAGCAATGTCAGTTGGCCTCCGCCGTCCACCGTCGGCTTGGCACGCCGCAAGAGGCTATTCAGGTCGGGGCACACATCGGCCTCATCGACCAAGCAGTAAGAGACCGTGAATGAGTCACCGGCCGTGGCCGGCAAGGCGCGAGCTATGCTACCGTTAGACAGCCCCCAGATGTGATCAGAATTAGAAGTCACCGTCAGACCAGTTTTGAATTCCGGCGGCAGGCGATCCCACATACCGCGCAAGCGTTCCTGGCCGAGCAGGTACATTGCTTCGCGGTCGCCGCGGCTGAAGATCAAGATCGTAGCGGCTGGTCGGAAAATCATCAGCCACAGCGCATAGGCCAGGCATAACCAGGTCATGCCAAGCTGGCGCGCTTTGAGAATGATCAGTAGCTTTTCGTCTGGCAGGCTTGTGGCAACCTGGCGCTGAGCCGGCCAAAGGCGGAACGGGAGCCAGTCGCGTTGGGCGGCGTCGTAGATTTGACAGTGCGCGTCCGCGAAGTACGGGAATGCTTTCCAACAGGCGGCTAATTGGATGGCGGCTTTTTGCTCAGCTATTGACAGACTCATAAAGGCATGTTATCATGGATTAAGTCGTTTTGCAAGGAACTAGAGAGGCATTGATGTAGTTCAGGTCGAATAGCGCGTCTAAAGGTGCAAAATTGAAAAAGATCAAAGACTTCCGGGTCGCCCAGCATAACGCAAACCTTCACACCCAACGCGGCCTAAGTGCACTGGATAAGTCGATTCGAGCTGACGGCTGGATTGGAGCTATGACAACCGCAGCCGATGGTGAGATGATCGCGGGTAGCGCACGTCTGGAGCGAGTGGCCGATGTATTTGGAGTAGAGATTGAACCGCTGGTTATTGAGACTACGGGCCAGCAACCTATTGTAATCGTAAGAAAGGACATCCCAAACGCCACCGACCCGCGGGCGCAAAGACTTAGTCTGGCCGATAATCGCGTAGCTGAATTATCACTTGCCTGGGATCCCGAAGTCCTCGTCACCTACGACGCCGACTTCCTGGAGTCGCTGTGGCAGCCGGAAGAGCTGAGCGCACTGGGCGACGCGTGGGTCAAAGATGTAGAATTCCCGGAGTATGACGAGTCGGTCGCAGACGGGATTGCAGTCTGTCGGTGCCCGACTTGCGGACATGAACATGCCGCTAAAAAGAATTGACTATCTGCCATTCCTTGAGGCGTGCTGGCAAGAGCATCTTGCGCCCAGGGCAGCGAATGCGCCAACGGTAATCAGCACTTTTGCCGGGGCGGGTGGTTCGTCACTGGGTTACAGCATGGCCGGCTTTCGGGAACTGCTGGCCGTCGAATGGGATGACAATGCCGTGGCAACGTTCCGGCTGAACTTCCCGAATGTGCCAGTTTATCACGGTGACATTTGCAAACTGTCGGTTGACGAATGCCTGAGACTGGCCGGACTGATCGGGTCGGGAAAGCTTGACGTACTGGATGGTTCGCCACCCTGCACTGGTTTCTCAACTGCTGGCAAGCGCCAATTCAGTGACACGCGCAATCAGCTATTTCGAGAATATGTTCGTCTTTTGCGAGGTTTGCAGCCTAAAGTTTTCATTATGGAAAACGTTTCAGGCATGATCAAAGGCGTGATGAAATTGATCTTTGCCGAAATCCTGCGAGAACTAAAGGCCAGTGGATATCAGGTCAGCGCCAGGTTACTGAATGCGATGTACTTCAACGTGCCGCAAAGTCGGCAACGGCTGATCTTTATTGGCGTGCGGGATGATCTGAGGATTGCGCCAAGTCACCCGGAAGCGGAGAGCAGGCCAATTGCATTAAAAGAAGTCTTGCCATCGCTGAATGGTTCGCGTTCCCAAAAGATCAATCCGATAATGGATGGTAGCCGCCCGGCGGCTACTCTTTGTAAAATGCACGCTGGATATGAAGTTATACCAGCATTTGATGATAAATATGCACAGCCTTGGTCGCGTGTACCAATTGGCGGCAATGCTCAGGATGTAATCGGTAAAGGATATAATAATTGTGTCAAACCAAATCCCGACAAGTGCGCGCCGACATTGCCGAAAACACAAACCGGGCGTGGTTTCGCAACGATTGCGCATCCATTGGAACCACGCGCCCTAACCATCGAAGAGGCTAAAATCATTGCATCATTTCCTGATGCATTTGCGCTGATTGGCTCATATTCCGAACAATGGGCACGGATCGGCAATTCGGTTCCGCCGCTGTTCATGCGCTCGATTGCCAGGAACGTGAGGACTGAGATACTCGACAAGCCGGGGTTGCAGTCGGCTGCATAACGTCTGCACTTGTCAACAAGTACCGATGTTTTGATGTGGGGAGCGATGGTGAAGTAGAAGGAAGCGAGCTTTTCGTTTCTGTGACCCTTAGTATACTGTGACAAAACAAAGATGCCGAATAATCCCAGAGCCGCAGAAAATCTAAAACCGTTCAAGAAAGGGGATCCGCGCATAAATCGAAAGGGCCGCCCAAAATCCTTCGATGCTTTGCGGGCACTTTCGCAAGAAATTGCGCATGAGCCAGCCAAAACCAAAGACGGTCAGCCTGTGGTTGTCGGCGGGCATGTAGCGACGAATGCCGAACTCATCTTGCGGCTTTGGGCATCCTCGCAGGACTTTCGCAAACAACAGGGTTTTATGGAGATTGCCTTCGGCAAGGTGCCACAGGAAACGCAGATCACGGGAGCGGGGGGCAAACCGTTGCTGAATACGCAAGATATGATCGCACTGATGGTCCAGGCTGACAAACTATTGACGGAGAATGAACCTACTTCAACTGATGGCTCCGACGCTTGACGGCGGGCGCCCGATGCCGCACACCTCCTCGGCCACCCACAGCACTTCGCTGAGATTGTCGCTGAACAGCGCGCCGAACGGCAGGATGCGTTTCATGCCCCAGATACAGCGCAGGTCCCAGATGCGGGTATGGTCGGCGTCAACCGCGGCCTGGCCCCACTGCGAGCAGGCTGCTTCGTAAAGCCGTTGGATAGCATCTCGATCGACGGATATCTCGCGTTGGCGTTTCTGGCTAATTCTAGCCACGTGTTATTCCTTGCGATTCCTGTGCTTGCCACTGCACACGCATACCATTGCGCACGTAGTACAATTCCGCGATTTGATCGACAATCTCGTCGGATGACAACGGGCCGAGGCAGCGTTTCGCCAGCAGGCCCATCAGCGTGCGCCAGTTGGTCGCTTCGGCGCTGGTTTGCGCCAGTAACTCGGCTAACTCATCAAGTGCGGCGCGGATGTCAAGGGGTTGGTTCCCCGGTCCTTGTTTCATGGTTCCTCCAGGTCAAGCTGTTCTGATCTTCATCGGAATAAAGTCGCGCAGACTCTCACAAGTTAGAGCCGCATTTTACGAGCCAAGATTTTGAGATTCGCCTCAGCCTCGATCATGCACATGATAAATGCTGGAGCGTAGTCGTCATAGCCAGGTGTCCCTGGGTCCGTCATGATCCCTAACGCCCTAAATGCCCGATGTACTGCCGCAATGGCAATATCCAGTTGATCATCTGCCTCAGTTCTTACGCTCATGCTTTCTCCAGGTTGGGCGGTGGCGGTACTGGTTGCCAATGGGTAGGTTCAAAGTGCAAGAGCGGATCCGTGGGCAGGCTGCAAAAGACAACCCATTTGGTCTCCCACCACATGGCAACTTGAACGTGAACACCAGCCAGTTCCGGGTCGCGTTCCCAGTTGATCGGTTTGCCATCGGCATCATAGGCCCGACACAGCAAGACTCCCGTGCCGTCTTTCGGCGCAGTGGCAATTGGTTGCCAACCGTATTTCATTTCGACTGGCTCTGTCGGCTTCGATGGCTCGACCAGTTGTGCTAACCAAATGCCGCCGCCGAAATTCGTGAACTCCAGATTCCAGATGCGTCCCCGCATAACAAAGGTTTCGTGCTCCAATATCCACGCTCGCCGGAGCTTAGCACTGACGAAAAACTCCGGGTTATGAGACTTGCTGTTCCTAAACCAGGCTTTGAGTTCGGTGATTGTCTGAATCATGATAGCAGTTCCTTTCGTTGACCGATTGGCATGTGTGCAAAACGTGCACGGATTCAACAACGTTTTGCATACAACGCCGTCTAATCTAAATCGCTCATCTGCCCGCCACAATAAGGACAAAACGAACAATCTGTTTGCGGGAGCAAACCCTTCCATGTCGCCGCGAGTAACCTGAATTGTATGTGGCAGCGCGGACATGAGATGTCTGGCGAGTCAGGGTCGGGAATACTCGCACTAGGAACCACGGCACATGGCTGAACGTCAGCCGGCACAGCCCTATCTGTCGTCCAGGTCGGATCAGCCAACGCCTTTTTATATGCCTGTTTGCTCAACGCATCGGCTGCAGAATTCTCTTCGCGCGAGACCCACTTAATCTTACCGCGCACGCTTTTCAGGAGCGCCTGGGCTTCATTCCGTAACGGTTGCAAATGTGGTTTCCGGCACTTCCACTCCCCGGAACACAGATTGATTACTAACTGCGAATCTGTATATAACAGGATCTCCCGCAATCCCTGCATTTCGGCCCAGGTCAACGCGGCGATCACCGCGGCAAATTCCGCGACGTTGTTTGTGGCCCCGCTTCCCTTAGCGACACAGCCCATGCCGCGCTCGATTATCCGACCGTCAACCTGAGCGACCCAGCCATAGGTAGCATATCCGCCGGGATTGCACGGGGCACATGCGCCGTCTGCGTAGATGACTACCTGAGAATTTGCGTTCATTGGCACCTATCAAAAGTCGGGAGAGTCCCAATTGCTTACGAACGCATATTATCACAGTTTAGCCCGTTTGTCAATAGCGGGTTTTGCCCAATTTATAGACCGGCATAGTCGTATTTTACGATGCTATCCCTGGGAATTACCTCCCAGCGAATCAATGCTCGGTCAGTAGGTTCTAACCAGATCGTCATGCCATGTGCGCGCAGTACATCCAGGATACCCGCTGATATACTCTCCGTGGTTTGCGTATCAGGCACATACTCGCATGACAGGGCCACCGTGCAATTCACGATCATTCAGTCCTCCACGCTTACCAGCAGCTAATATAGAAATTGCGTCAAAGTTCTACATCAAGCGCGTTGCCTATTTTATCTGGTAACTCATAGCCTCGGATATGGTATAGGAACGTCACCCATTCTCGCTCAGTAAAAGTCACCCGTTCCGGCAACCATTGCCTGGCGCAATCATTCAACGCTACTACTCGCCAACTTAAAAAGTCATCTTTGTAACGGACACCAAATACGGGTACTTGCGCGCGATCACCAAGATCAATCATCGCCTGATAGGTCGGGTGGCTGCTGTATTGCGTCTTGGCCTTCTCGTGTTTGTACTCGACCAGAGCGACAGCTTTGCCCCGGTCATACTCCAGGAAAAGAAAATCCAAGTCTACAGCAGGGCAATCCCAGCCCCACCGGCGATGCCGCTCACTCAATCCCAGGTCGCGCCACCCTGTGCGCTCAGCGCGCACGGCTTTGCTGATAGGCTGTTTGGCAGCGCTGTTCGGCTGTGGTAATGGCTGCATGGTCAAGGTCAACTCCTATGAATCGGCGGCCACTAAGGAGCGCAGCAACTCCGGTTGTGCCCGCCCCACAAAACGGGTCAAGAACTACATCGAGCGGCGTACTGAAACGGTTGACAATATCGCTCATGCCGCTAACGGACTGCCCCCACTCGTGAAAGCGCTTGTCGTTATCATTGACGGCACTACGGGCAACATCGCCAATCCAGGCACCGGTATACTCGCCGTTGACGAACCACAGCAGCGGTTTCCAGAAGGTGTTGACATTGCGCTGCCAGAGTTGCACGGCTTGGGCACCTGGTGTCAGATAGGCTGCCGTCCAGTGGTAGCGTAAATATGGCGTCATGATATTGAGGATTTCGGGCAGGTAACTTTGACCAGTCATCACGATCAATGAGCCTCCGGGCCGCAGAATCCGGGCAGCCTGTTCGGCTAACATCCCATACAATGGGATATACTCTTGCGAATAGGGCGGGTCGGTAATGATCACGTCCACCTCGCCGGGGCTAAAGTTTTGGGAAACCTCCGCAAAGTCACCGACGATCAAACGGTACGCGTCTGTGGCAGCGGCGTCAGCGGCGAATTTTCTATTGGCTTCAAAGTCGAACTCGTATTCATCGGAATTACCTTCGTTTATTGCGGGCGCTCGCCGCGGTGCGTAGTGGGCGGGGCGGGCTTTACCATCGGCGCCGGGCAACTTATCAGAATTGATAAGTTCAATATCCTGAGCGATGCCGTGCGCTGTTCCATAACTGACGCCCACCACGTCGGCAATCTTCTGCAACGTCATACCTTGCGTTCGCAAGTGACGGATCACGTCGTCACGTTGAGAGCGGCTGAGGTGCCGCCGGTATAGGTTAAGGGAGACGACCAGGGCTTGCGGATCGTCGCCGGTGTACTCGTTGGTGACGGGCTTGATGCCCAATTCCAGACAAGCCCGATAGCGATTGCGCCCGTCCAAGATCATGCCGTCATACAAGAGGATCGGTTCAAGCTGGCCGTGGACGGCAATGTCGGAGACAAGCGCTGCAAACTCTGGGCCCTCTAACAGCGGAAAGATATGCGAAGCGGGATGAAAAGCTAATGTCATTTTGAGACCTCCGTGGTGTCAGGATGCAATTCGCGCTTGGCATACTCACGCACGGCTAGTTCAACGACGGCGGACATGCTGATGCCTTTTGCGGTAGCCAGTGCGCGAATCAAACGCTTGGCTTCGGGAGAGAGAGTGAAAGTGGTAGGTGTTTTCATGCGGAGATTATACCACGAAACGCTTTACGATGCAAATATGTATTGCGCGTTTGCAAAGAGAGATTTTACCAATTACCAGGGAGAGATTGGAGTCAGTGCAATTCACAGTTGGCCTGCCAAGCCAATCACCTTCACCGCAATTGGAAAAGCGAGCATAACAGGGAAAGCCGCGTAACGGAAGCAGGTGATGCCGGCGGATGCGGGAGCATTGAGGAAAGGAAACAGGGCAGATGCTCCCCCTCGTGAGAGAGGGAGTATCAACAAGGACGACGCGGTCTGCACGTCGGTTGAGGTTTCCTGGTTGCCGGGTATTGGACCGGGATGGGCTGTTTGTCCGCCTGCTCGCCATGTTTTTCGGAGATCGGGTTTGAGATACCGACCACCCATCAAGACCCCAGGCTTACGCCTCTGGCCGGGGAGTGTCTTACAGTTTTTCTATGCAGGTACGTCCGAGTTGTCCCCGTTGAGGGTCGCAACAGGACGTGGTTTACGCTGACCGGCGTCGGAATCTCCGGCTGTGAACCGCTTGGAGGCGAGGCGGGGCGGCGGGATTATGTGTCACCTTCGGGCGGTCACCCGTTGGTCATGGCACGCGCTTCTCAGGGCGCGAGTGATGCCGCTAACGTGCAAAAACGACTTATCTTTGAGACTGATTGGCCGGCACTGGTGCGCCAAAGATGTACTTTCCGCCGCGCCGAGATTGCGTCCAGTAAAGCATCCAGAACAACTTATTGTCTTGCATGGCGGCGATGATTTCCTCGTTGCCGCTCCAGCCGCCGGTGGCGATGGCATAGACTGGGCCTGTTTGGACCCAATACCGGCCATACCCGGCATATGTCCAAATGTCGTAGATGTATGCCATCAGGCCGGCAATGTCGCGGCCGGGCCAGGTGCGGATGGTTTCAAGTGCGACTTCAGTTGGGTAATCAGCCATAATATAGTCCCTTCAACCGGTAAAACAAAACGTCCGACCGTGTTACTGGTCGGACGTTTGGGACGCGGCGAGCGCGGCTTGCAGGTAGGCTATCACCGGCGCAAGCTCAAAGGAATCAATGAGAATGGAAGATTGATCTGATAAGCTGTACAGTCTGATGTTCTGAGTAGCAGCTGTAAAGCCACACAAGTCTTCGGTGATATGGTCCAGTTTATCAGGGCGTGTAGTGGGCAAAACAAAACTCCTGTACTCTGACCGGTAGTCGATGTAGCCGATAAGCAGCGGATGTGTCTGGGCGACACAAGGCATTCATCGGCTCCCGGTCAAAACACAGGAGTTCACGCTGCTTATCAACTTTCTCTCTTAGTTGTTGCGCATCGCCTCCGCCGGTTTCCCAGTCCGGCCTCGTCAGTTCAACGCAACTACATTCTAGCATGGTTCCGATTTTTTGTCAAGTGCAATACCCAAACTCGTGGTACCAGTTTACGCCGGCTCCTGGATGACCAGGACATTGGCCTCACGCGCATAGCCCATGCGAATGGTTTCGGCATTGTCCTGGCTACGGAAGAGCTTCAGGTGGACGTTTTCAAACCATGAATCGACGCGGTCATGCCTTCTAATTACAGCGCCATGCTTACTGATTAAGACCCGCATAGTTATCGGAGCAGCTTGGAGATACATGACCCTAAAGTCTGCCCGTAGGTCGAATGCGCGTTGCGCCTCGGCGCCGAATCTGAACATGTCAAGCTTATCCACTTGATTGCTCCAGGTTGTCAGATTTCTGTTCCTCGAATGTGAGCCACCAAGCTCCTCGACCTTCATGTTGCCAGACAATGCGAGTTGGGCTGACCTCTACGACGCGATGACGTGTTAGCTCCACGCTGCAAAATCGCCCATCACTAGTAATATACCCGCTGATTTGCACATCCATGTCCCTCACTCCACGCACCCGTGGGGTGTACCCTAACGAGTGTATGAATTCCTGGTTCATCTGGTTTAGTTGAACCTCGACCATCCCCAGGCATTTTACGTCTCTAGGTGAGTACTCCAGCGACGTGATAATCATTGACTTGTTCGGCTTCAGCCAATTTACGCACAGCCAATTCTATGATCCCGGCGCGACTCAAACCCAACTTGGCGGCCAAGAGCACCAGCAGACGTTTACATTCAATTGAGAGTGAGTGGGAAGTGCGTTCTTTCATAGGCGCATTGTACAACAGAATGACGTACTTGTCAAATTTCACTCTTGCCATCTTTGGCCCATAGTTGGCTAGTCGGCTGTTGGGTGGAGAGCCAGGTCGCTCGACTGTACTGTGCGGCCCGATAGTGGTTGCAGCTACCGCCTGAAGTCGGGATTGACTGCCTGCTGCTACACGCCCAGCCATACGGCTCTGAGTGCCGGGTCGCCCTCGCTGTCTCCACCCAACAGCCGACTAGCCTCTGTCATGCTTTCCTTGAATTTCCCGGCGCGATGGCAGCGCCCTGCCGATTCCAAGCCGTACGCACAGCAGCGTATACCCACAGCGGCACGTAGGCCGGGCCGTCGCGACGGTCAACGACCAGCACCAAGCCCTGGTCAGCGGCGACTGCCAGCACGGCGCGCATGTTGCTGGCCGCGGATAGGCTCATGCTAGCGGCCAGTTCGCGCAATGACGGCGGGCAGCAGTTTTCCGCCCAGTAACAATCGAGGGCGGCTAACACTCGATCCAGACGGGCAGGGCTGACGTGGTGTTTCACGGGCGGAAGTGGGCGGATAGTCTCCGAATTACCCCTTGGATAGCCGCCAGAATCAGCATGAAGACAAACGGCGTGAGCACCCCAAGCGCCCAGCCGAACAGAACGCTCGTCCAATAAAAGTGAATCGTGATCTCGCTCATGGTTCCTTTCCTTTCTTGAATAGAGGCCGTTAGCGCCAGGCCGTCAATTGCAAGCCTCCGGCACAGTCGAAAGTCGCGGTCTGCTCGCGACCCTCTAGCAACCGTTTCACAGCCGGCAATTGCAGGTCCTGCGCACTGAACAAGTAGCGGGCTCCCTGCGTCGGGTCCGCTACGCCTTTCCAGGTTAGCGCCACTTCCCAATCCAGGTCGCTTGGCTCAGCGTTACCGTACCAGCCGACCGCAACGGCACCGCGTGTCGCGTGCACATGGGCGACCGCAGATTTACCATCCATGCCGCAAGTGCCAGCTTCACCGGCAACCAGGTGGGCCAACAGCGAGGCCAACACCCACATGCGTTCCAGGTCGATCATTCGAGTGATCCTTGACCCATCAACGCGATGACCTGCGCGTCGATTATGGCTTTGAGGTCTTCTGCCGCTTGGCGTACATCGCCACCGTTGGCGGCCAGGATCGCCAGCCGCCCGCGGATATGACCGGGGACAACCCGCTCCAAATAGGTTTGTGCTCGTGCCTGCGCACGTGGGGAATGCACGTCGGCAAAGCCGGGCAGGTACGGGTAATCGGTTTCCGCTGTAGCCGATGCCGGATCTAGCCCGATGAAGTCTGGCGTTAGCGTCGGACCGCCCGGAGTCTCCAGGACTGACTTGCCCCGCAGGTGTCGCCAGCGGATAGCCTGCATCGCGCTAGTTTGGAGCAGGTTCGGCCAGGGCGGCAAAAGATCATCTCCGGCCAGACCCCGCGCTTGCCAAACTAGCACCCGCCGGGCGACTTTGGCCGGTGGATGGCCCTGGACAAGCAGGGTTCGCACGTCGGTCGCGTTGCGCAACTGGCGGGGTTCCCACGGATCAACCCAGTCTGAAATGTCCACCATGATGCACAGTGGCTTAGACATGCGACGCCTCTTTCGGTGGGGCCGGTCGGAAGCCGTTTGGCCGATTGATTCGATAGTTACCCATTCCATAGACAACTATGACGTGGGTGTTAACTGAACCGGTTGTCCGTTTATAGCTCTCGCAGCCAGTGGCCCGGAACCTGGTTCAGCAGCTACACTACGGGTAGCTGGAAGTCGCTCTTGATACCGTTGCTCCAAAAGAGACTTCACGGCGCCGAATGGTAGGTGATTCAACTCGTCGTCACCGAAACGTTCGGCGATATTGAGCGCCCCGTTCCAATCAGCGTTACTCTCGAAATCGCAAGCCAGGCATTTGAACTGGGCTTGCGATGGACGATTCTTGGGATCGACATAGCCACACCGCGAACACTGCTGGCTGGTGTATGCAGGTTGTACAGAACGGTAGCGGATGCCGCGTTCATCCAGTTTGAACTTGAGTTTATCACGGGTGTAGCCGAGTTGGGCCGCGGAGAGCCAACGATTCATCATGCGAGACTTGAAGCGCATGTCCTTGACCGTCAGGCGTTCAAGCGCGACGGCGGACGCGGGGGGCAAGTCATCCAGCATGGTATTCAGGGCACGGCCAATTTCGTTGCGGGCAAATGCCTGGGCCTTGTGATCGCTCAGGTTAACCGCTGCGAGTCCCTTGCGTTTCAGGCAACGGTTCAACTTTTGCTTGCGGCGGCGCTTGGCAGTGGCCCGCTCAGTACGCTGGCGCAAGACGGCGCTGACTTCGCCGTAGCTTTGGCCCTCGGAAGTGGCAACGATGCGCTTCATGCCGATGTCCACGCCGATGACCGTCTTGGTCGCGGGCTTGGCGGTTTTACGTTCTACGACCAGCGTGGCGTACCATTGGGCGCCCCGCTTGGTGAGCGTCACGCCCGTGCAGAGCTTGGGAAAATCCGCGATGGCTTGGCGCGCTTTGCCGTAGAGCTTTAGTGGAATGCGGACTGGATGCCCAGCGTTGAGCGTTGAGATGCGTAACCAGAAGTCGAAACGGGGTGTTTCAGACGGCTCCAGGACGATGACGTTGGCGTTGCCTTGGATGCACATGCTATGCAACACGGGCGGCTTGGTACGCTCATTGGCGTACCACGATTGCACCGTGCCACACGCCTGTTGCCAGGCGCACCGTTGCCAGCGCACCGAGAGCGGCGTTGTTGCGCCAGGCAGGTCGGCGTACTTGTCAGGCGTCTTGTCGGCGTTGAAAATCAGCAGGTCGATGTAATTCTGAGTGACGCGCATGTACTCGGCGGCGACGGCATCCAACTGGGTCAACTTACCGGCGTTACCGTCACTCAGTTTCAGATGCGTAATCGCCTTTTTCATCTTGAAGCCTTTTTAGTTCAATAATCGCCAGGCGGTCCATGATCATGACGATGCTTTCGCCAGTGATGGCATGAATAAAGCGCAACACCTTGACGGTTTGCGTCCAGATTCTTGTTGATGTGTAGGATGGCGTTTGCTTTCTCATGGTGGCAGTTTATCACACAAAGCGTCGCGTGTCAAATTGCATCTGTCGACTTTCATACGCGGCCCATGGCGCTGCGCATGGGCATTTTGTCAATAAACGGGCATGAACTCAATGAAGGAATTCGATACCAGGTACGCCGGTAAAACACATAGCTGACACCATTCACCAGCACCGCGGTTTTGTGCACAGCACGGACAGCGTCCACGGCTTCACGCACCGCGGCCGAGCCGGTCCGTTCCCCGCGGTACACCGGGGCCATTGCTCGCCCGTACTGATCATAGCGAGACGCCAGGACCGGTGCATCTTCCATCGGAATTTCTGAGACACAGATCGATGGTTCACGTTGTGGGGCACGTCTACGTTTAGGCGCGGTCATTGGGCCTGTCCTTCGGCGCGTTACTTGGCGTGCTCTCAGCCAGTAGTTTGGCGACTGCCAACTCAGCAACCGCTGCCATACTCACGCCCAGGATTGCCGCCAGTAGGCGGACCTTTTGGCGGGTCTCGGTAAATACGCTGATGTGAGTGCGGGTCTTGAGAATGTATTCGTCCATAATGCCTCCTATTCGTATTCTATCGCGCTTTTGCATCTTTGTCAAATTTGTATATCGCTATCTCAGCGTTGGGAGCAATTGCGGTCTAACCCTTGACAAGCACGGCGAATCATGGTAGAGTACCAGCAACAGTATATTTGCAGGCCATTGCCTGCCGAATCGCCAGAGCCCAGAGCCAGAGCGCATCATGCGTCTCTGGCTTTTTCTTTGAGGGAACCATGCCATACACCAAAACTGAGATTCCCGAACCGGCAAAGGGTATGCCGGAACCCGCCCAAGCTATCTACCGGGCCGCGTTCAACACCGCCTGGGAGCGGTACGCCGATTTGGATGACACAAAGCGCGAGGCCAAGTGCCATGCAATTGCGCACACGGCAGTCAAGCGTGCCGGATATGTCCAGGACGCGGAAGGCAAATGGAGTCGCCAGTCCGATGAGGAACTAACTGCCAGCGTGGTAGCAGAGGCTATTGAGTTGATCGACCGCGCCGAATTGCAAGCCGCGGCCTATCTGGCCGAGGCCAGCGAATTGCCGATAATGGCGAACGACGCCACGCGGCTAGTAACCTTGCACGCACTACTAGAAGAGAACGTCAGCGGAGTGGCCGCCGAACGGGTCAGCGCTGTCGAGGTAGCACGAGTTGGCGATTACACTGATGCGCATGGCAAGGAAATCCACATCACCGAAGCCGACCTGGATATGATGGTCAAAAACTTCACGGCCCAAGCCGCCGGTCAGGATATCCCCATCGACGTGATGCATGAGAAGCGAGAGGCTGGCGGTTGGCTCAAACGGTTATGGCGGAAAGGCCAACTCCTGATGGCCGAAATCACCTGGAACGGTCTGGGCGCCCGGCTGGTCAGCGATAAGGTCTATCGCTACCTGTCCGCCTCCATCGCCATGCCAGCCTGGGTATTGCGGTCCGTCTCCTTGGTTAACTTCCCTGCCATCAAGGGCCTGGCGCCGGTTGAGCTATCTGAATGGCTCCTGGCCCAGCCCACACCTGATATAGTGGATCAGCGCGGTAGCCCCCGCGCCCGACATAGCGAACCATCCGTGGTTGCCCGGCAGCGACCGCCGCGTGGTTCAGCATTGAAATCTGGAGGTACGAATATGGCTGAGGACACCATCCTGCAGGAAGAGCAGGAACAGCCGCTTGTGGCCGACAATAGTGCGCAACTTGCCGAGTTCATGGCTGCGTTGGAAAAAGCCAAGGACGAGGCCGTCGCCAAACTAAGCGAGCAAATCGTTTCCGAGATGGCTGAAAAACGCGAGCAAATGCTGGTTGAGATGCATCAGGCAATCGCTGAGGAACGTGAGTTGAGCGAGTTTGCACTCAACGCCACCGCTACCGGCTCGCACGCGTTGCCGATCAAACCGGACGAACTGAAGACGGCGCTCAAGGAGTTGCCGAAAGCTCAGCGGCAGAAGATGATCGACTTGCTGACCAAGATCACGCAGGCCGGCACCGTAGACCTGGGCGAGATTGGCACTGCGGCCGAGAAGGCGGATAAGCGTCGCCTGGACCCGGAACTGCGCAACGTGCTCAAGCAGCAGATGCGCACGGGTATGACCGTGGAGACATTCTTCAAAGCGAATCCTGAGCTTGGCGACCAGACACAGTACGACCTGGCCGAGTTCGGGGAGGTGAATCATGGCTGATCTCTCTCGTGACGGCGGTTACCGACTGGGACCTGGCGAGCACCACATCCGTGAATGGGTGCTCAATAACTCGGTCGCCCAGACGGTCTATAAGCGCCAACCCCTGATCATCGATGCCGACGTGGATACCGTGTATCTGGTCGGCTACGTGGATGCCACTGTGCTGACGACTGCTACCGATCTCTTCGTGGGGATTTGTGCCAGTGCGCAGACGGCAGTCCTGACAACCGACACTGAAACCGATAACGTAGTGGACGTCATCATGAGCGGACTGGTGGGTTTCCCCACCAGTGCGCTGACGGACGCCAACATCGGTGACATCGCTTCTATGGCCGACAGTGCAACGGTCGGCGTCGATACCGAGGCCGCGGGCTTCTTGTCCATTGGCCGGATCATGTATGTCGAGGACGGTTACGTCTACGTGGCGCTCAACGCGCACGGCGGCGGCGTCCCGACGCACATGTCATTCTAAGCGCGAGGTGACCCATGCCTATCTCAAGTTCAGTTCCCTATCATCTGGTAGTCGGCGCCCGCTCAGGCTTCTTGCAAGCCTTTGAGGCAGCCACTCCGATGTGGCAGCGGATCGCTCAGCGCGTCGATCTGGGTGCGAAGTCCACCGACTTGGTGGACCTGGGCGCAACACCGATGCCTAAGAATTCCAAGTCTGGCTATACGATGCAGGATTACATCGAGAAGCGCATCGCGGTGACGCCGGACGACTGGGATATCACTGTCCACATCTCGAAAAACGCGGTCAAGGACGATCAGACTGGCACGCTCGATCAGCGGGTCCGTTCGGCTGGCGAACGCTTCCAGCAGCATTTTGACCAACTCTGCTTCTCCGCGCTCAATGCCGGCGATGGTTCGACCTATGGAACCTGCTACGATGGCCTGTCGTTCTTCAACAACAGCCACGTAGACAAGGGCGCGACTTACACGACCGTGCAGGACAACAACTACGCCCTCGGGCTGACGTTGACCAACTTCAACACGGTCTGGACTGCCGCGATGAACTTCAAGGACGACCACGGCCAACCTAGCCGCTACAACTACGACCTGCTGGTGGTGCCGCCCGCCCTGGCGCTCAGCGCCGCCCAGATCACTGACAACACTGAAGACGCGACAACCGGCAACCGAGCGATCAACCCGTTCAACGGTAAGGTCGGCTACGTCGTCTCGCAAGACTTCGACGCGACGGCCTGGGCGCTGGTTGCCAGTGCCCACGCCATCAAGCCGATCCTGCTGGTGATGCGGGAAGAGCCCCATCTGGAAGATGCCTGGGTGGATCCCAATCAGCCAGACGGCGGATGGTACGCCTTTAAATTCTCCAGCAGGTACGACGTTTTCTACGGAGATTGGCGACTTTCCGCGCTGGGCCAGACCTAGTCGCAACTGTGCGGCAGTGAATCACCGCCGCCGCCTACCTGATAGCGCCTTGCGGCGCACCATGCCGGGATGGTTAATAGCGTTTCCTGTTCCGGCTCCTCCTTTCTGCCCGCCGGGTTCGGGCAACTCGGCGGGTGGGGAGCATCCGAGAGGGTACTATGACTACATTTACTTCTTTGCAATCCGACGGCGTTGATATCCGCACAGTAGCCGAGAACGTCTTTGGCAACCTGTGGTACGTGGATTCAACGCACGCCAGCAAGTCGGATGCGTCCGGGTTCGGGACCGACCCCGCAACGCCATTTGCGACCTTGGACTACGCCATAGGCGCGGCCACTGCCAACAACGGCGATGTGATCCTGCTGGCTCCCGGCCACGCCGAAACCAAGTCTGCCACTGGCAGCCTGTTCGCCGCGGACGTCGCCGGCGTCAAGATCGTCGGTGTTGGTCAGGGCGCGGACCGCGCCACCTTCACCTTCTCGCATACCGGCGCGGCCACCACCATCTCGGCGGCCAGCGTCTGGTTGGAAAACGTCGTGTTTGTCTGTGGCATTGACAGCGTGACCACTCCGCTAACGATCAGCGCGGCAGACTGCACGCTCGAGGCCGTCGAGTTCCGCGATGCTGCGAACACTGAGTTCGTGGCTGGTGTCATCACCACCGCGGCCGCCGACCGCCTGACCATCGAAGACTTCAAGTACACTGGTGACACGGTCACCGGCAACGCCTGCACCATCGGCATCGCCCTGATTGGGGTCAACAACTGCTTGATCAAGAACGCCCGCTTCCACGGCATCTTCTCTACGGCCGCCATCAATCTCAAGACGACCAAATCGTTGGGCGTCATCATCGTTGACTCGTCATTCGAGAACGTGGGCACGGCGCTGACCAAGAACGTGGTTGAGTCCATTGCGGACTGCACCTTCCAGGTCTCCAACTGCTTCGACATGGTGGGGGGCTACGGCTTCTCCGGCAGTGACACGGCGGCTCTGGCTGCCGATGACACGGCCACTATCGCGGCTGCGGTCGCGGTGGTGGACGGCTACTTCGATGTGCCGACCAAAGACGCGGCTACCGATACCACGATTCGGGATGTGATTGGCCGCAAGACTGACACGGCGGCCACTAGCGCAGTGAGCGAAGTCGAATCGCTGATGGCCTACGCCAAGCAAAACGTGACCAACACCGAAGCGGCCGCAGTTGCGATTGGCGTCATCGACGGTTACTTCGATGCGCCGACTAAAGACGCTGTGACCGACACCACCATTCGCGACGCGATTGGTCGTAAGACCGATACGGCTGCGACAGGCGCGGTCACCGAAACCGAATCGCTGATGGCCTACGCCAAGCAAAACGTCACGAACACCGAGGCGGCTGCCGCTGCTCTGGTAGTGATCGACGAGTTCCACGATGTGCCGGCCCAAAATGCGGTTCTCAATGCCCAGACCAACGAGGTCATCGGTAACAAGACCGATACCGCTGGCTCCGGGGCTGTGACTGACACGTCATCGCTGGTGAAGTACGCCAAGCAACTCGTCAACGCGGCCATCGCGGGCGCGGCTGTCGATCTGGCAATCGAGCGCTGCGTTGAGAAGACTGACGGCGCCTGTCTCGGCAGTGACGATCCGCTCTTCACCATCACAGGCGGCCCGATTGTGGTCACCAAGTTTGTCGGCCTGGTCACGACTGTGATCGGCGCAAATGTGGCGACCTGCGCAATCGAGCTTGACGTGACGGATCCGGCCAACACCATCGCACTCTCCACTGCAGTTGCAATCACCGATGACGCGGCTGGCACCACGTACACCTTCACCGCCGCCACCCCGGGCGTTCTCACACCCAACACGCTGGGCGGCATCGACCAAATGCCCACCAACGAATGGCTATGCCCAGTTGGCTCAATCATCGCTAACACTAGCGCAGCCAACACCGGCGTCATTCACTGGTACATGACGTATAAGCCGCTCTCGCCGAGCTGTGTAGTGGCAGCGGCGGCCTAACCTGTAACACTCTCCGGGCCAGTCGCGAGGCTGGCCCGTTTTCCCCTCGGAGGTCACATGGACATTCTGCTCAGAGATGCGAAATTCTGGATTGCCATCGTACTCCTTCTCAAAGTAGTACTGTTCTATGCAATCCCGGCTTTCCCGGAAGAGATTTGGGTCGCCGTCGACGCGCTGCTGGCTGTCGTCATCGGCGCCTTTGCTGGAGTAGCGACTCGCCAGATGGTCGTGGCGCGCCGCATTAGGAATGGGTGATACTATGTCACCACGTAGACCACGTAAAGAACCACCGCCCGGACAGAACGAATCCAACGAGGCTCCCGATAAGTTTCCGTTGCCACAAGTGGCCGAGCCGCCCCGCGTTGTCGCGCCCCCGCCCCCATCCAAGCCGGTTCTCTACAGCGTCGGCGTTCGCAATCGCTGTCCCTGGGCCACGATCCAGAGCGCCGGGGCCTCCTGGGGCCGCGAGCCAACGATTCTACCGGCCAGCGATGCGCGCCTGCCGGAATTAAAGAGATGCGAGTTTTTGACCGTCACGGAGATCTAACATGGGCGTACTAGACAACATCTTCGGCGCGAACTGGATTGCCGATCTGTTCAATCCGCATCACCAGCCCGCCGGCACACCCGTCGGCGGGCAGTTTGCGCCAGCTACGGGCGGGGCGAGCGGTGGTATGGGCGGCCAGACAACCGCGCCAAGTTTGGAAACCAAACGCGCGGCCGCTGCTAAACGCCTGCACGAATGGCAAAACAATACTGATCGCGGTTTCGAGAGTAACGCTGATTGGAACGGGGCGCTCAATATCGCCGAACGTTTCGGTGATGCCGAGTTGAATCACCTACCATTCAGCGCCGTGAAACCTCTCCTGGAGCAGCGTTACCAGGCGCGGTTTCCAGCTACCCGTAGTGTAGCTGCTGCACCAGGTTCCGCGCCAGCAATGGCGGCGACAGCTAACCACGGACAACCGGTGCAGTTAACACCCGGTCATAGTTGTCTATGAACCGGGTAACTATTACCCGCCGATAGAGTATCGCGGGAAGGGCGATACAGGCCAACCGCCCGAAGGGCCTTCCGGGATCAGCAGCAATCGCCAATCGCCACCCAAAGCACCTACGGTCAACCGTTAAAGCGAGGTAACTCATGGCCGGAACTGTAATAACTGTTGAATTACCGCACAGCGTGATTCAAGAAGTCAAATTCGCCTGGACAGCCTCGGCCGGTGGCGCGGCAGATGCCACTACGCTCGAAGCCTACTCCGGGCGCGTGCTGGAATGCGTGGTTATCCCTGGAGCTACGCCACCCACCGGCTTGTTCGACGTAGCGATCACCGATGGTAACAGCGTGGACGTGCTGCATGGCTTGGGCGCGAACTGCTCGAACGCCGCTACGATTGTGTTGATGGCTGGTCTGGGCGCGGTTGCCAACTCGCCGCTGACGCTGGCCGTCACCGCTGCTGGTAGCGCAAAGACCGGCACGGTGATTTTGCATCTGGGAGTGTAAGCCATGTCCTACATCATGCGCGGGTCGGACACTGGTTCCGGCGTCAACGCCAACTCTGCTAACCACATCGTGGTAACTGCGGATATGACTAGCGCGGTCTGGAATGCCGTTGCTACGCAAGAGGTCTTCACCGTAACCGGTCTGTGCCGGTTGCACATGTGGATCCTCTGCACCGCGACGCTAACCGATTCTGCCGATGCCGCCCGCATCCAGTTCGGTCATGAAAGCGCCACCAATGCCTTTATCGCCTCAACCGTCTGCGCCACAGCCGGCGCGGGCTTACTGGCAACTGATTGCCTCTGGTACGATACTTCCCCACTGACCACGCCAGAAGTCGCCGCAACCGCGATCTTGGATTACGTCGTCAACGGGCTGGACGTCGGCTACGAGGTCACTGGTGCGGCACTGACCGGGGGCAGCTTGGAATTCCACTGCGTCTGGGAGTCGCTGGAGAGTGGCGCAAGTGTTGTGGCCGGCGTTGGCGGGCCGCTTGTGTAGCACAGGAGCAGACATGCGTTTATGGCGCATAGTGTGGAAGATAATTCGCCCACCAGTGGGATGGGAAGTCCGACGGATGGTAGCATGGATTTGCCTGGCCGTGGGGTTGGTGCGGGTGTCACCGCTGGCGCCGTGTCTGGTGCGGTGGGCGCCGCCGTCGGTGTATGGCTGGGCGCTGATCGCGATTGGGATTGCGCTGCTGCGCACGCGACGGTTGCGTGCGCATTGGCCGGGGCGAGTGGCAGCGGTATTGGGCACGACCCTGCTGGCAATTCTGGCAGCAGATCTATCGGCGAATAGCGCGGCTACGGCCGTGTACGTTTTGTTGGCCTATGCGCTGGTCGGGGAAGCGGGGGCGCGGGATGGATAATAGCATGTGGATCGGTGTCATCATCGGACTAGTCGCGTTGATAGTCGCGATTTACGCAACGCTGCGGGGTGGGACAACCGGCGGACTGGAGGAAGTTGTGCGCAGGTTGGCAAGCAATTTGGCGGAAGCGAGTCTCAAGATTGCTGCACTGGAACGTGAAAACGGCATGTTACGGGCAGAGTTGGAGCAAGTGCGGCGGGCACTGGCAGCATTGAATATGCCAGTTGAGAAGCTAATACTCCCATTTCATCCGCTGCTACTAGTGATGGGTGATCAGCAGGCCGGGCAGATCGACGAGGCGGCGATTATGCGAGCCAGGATATCGTATCGGCGGTTACAGGATTGTACAGCGCAGGGGTTGGATGAGGAGTTGCGCCGGCGGCGGTTGGACGGGACACTATATCGCTGGGTGCTAATTTCGGCGCACATGGGGCCAGACGGGATAATGTTAGGGCCGGATGTGGTAAACCGAGAGTGGCTACTACGTCGGTTACAAGATGTGCAAATCCTGTTTCTGAACGGCTGCGAGAACGTGAAGGTGGCCGACGGATTGGCCGGGCTGGTGGACTGGATCGTAGTGGTATATGAGCGGATCGACGGGCGGGATGCCGGGGATTTCTGTTATGCATTCTGGAATGGAATTGCGGCGGGCGAGGTGCCGGAGTTGGCGTTTCGGCGAGCGCTGATCGAGGTGCCGCAAGTATCGCCATATGTGGATATCCGCAAAGCGTAAGGGGTAGGCTAGGGATACAGGCATGACACGCAGAATTGGCCCATACATGAACGCCATGCGCAAATTTGGCGTGCCAGAACCAGGGGAATACAAATGAGCATAACGTATGACCTCGGTACGAATAGCGGGAAATGCCGTTTTACGGTCGGAGATACGACGAGTGGCAGCGGGATCCTACCGGCCGGCGGTAACTTCACGGACGCCGAAGTCGAATTCGCGATCACGCTGGCGGGCGACTGGCAACACGCGGCGATCTACCTGCTACGCGTCGCGGCCGGCCGGTGGGGGATTAAAGCGTCTTCGCTGTCGATCGGCGATTACTCAGAGGCACGCCAGCAAGTCGCCAATTTGACGGCCTTGGCTGATACGCTGGAGGCCAAGCTCCCGGGTGGGTGGTCCGGCATGGGGCTGGGGACCAGCACGGCCGCCAATCCGGCGGTCTTGGCATAGCCGATGGAAACCGTGCTCTCAGTTGCAGAGGTATCTGATCACACATGCAGCATCGTGCAGGCTGGCACGACTATTGGTGGCTACGGTCACTCTGATCCAAATTGGACGACGCCAACTGCGACAACCGCCAACGTCGCCTGCCACTACTCGCCGGGCGGGGTGCGCGAGATGGTAGACGCCCGCAACCAGGGCACAACGATTCAACATCACACGCTCTGGATGAAGTACGCCGATGCGCCCAGCACACTGTTGACGCCCGGCTCAAACGTCAGTCATCGGGTGACAACCATCAAAACGACAGGGGGCACCAGCATCGACGCTGGCCCATTCGATATCACGGACATCACCGACATGGCCGGCATCCACCAGATGCTCCGGCTGACACTCAAGAGGATTGCCTGATGCCATACAACAAACAAGCAGCCATCTATCCCAGAGGCGACCGAGGTTTCGATGTTGGATTGCGCGACCTGATTGCGCATCTGCCTAAGCACATTGTCATGGCCGAGGTGGGCGTATTCTCCGGTGCTGGTACACGCATCTTCCTGGACAGCGGGAAGGTCAGTTGGCTGTATGCGGTAGATGCCTGGCAGGATTATACAGAGGACGGTGTACTGTACTGGTCACCGTTCACCTGGCAGGATGTCCAGGATACGTTCGCTGCCGGACCAGGGGCTGATCTCAATGTCGAAACGCTGCACATCTCCAGCCAGCAAGCCGCGGCCCAGCGACCGGACGGCGAGTTGGATTTCGTCTACATCGACGCCAGTCATGCCTATGCCGATATCAAGGCCGATCTGGAGGCATGGTTGCCGAAGGTGCGTGCCAGGGGCTGGATCGGCGGCAACGACTATACCCTGTCTGATACCGTGCGACAGGCAGTGGACGAACTAGGTCTGGGTGAGCCGCTGACGTTCTCAGATTCAAGCTGGCTACTGCGCTTGCCGAAGGCCGCCGCGCCAAAACCTACACCAGTAGAGGAAACTGTAGAGGGAATGGCACCGCCGGTAGAGGACATGGTAGAGATTGTGCCGGTAGAGACGCCGATGCCGGAGGGACCGCACGCACCGGCAGAGAGTAAGCGCCTATCCCGCTGGGTGATTCCTGATCCGGTGGTGGCTGAGCCCATAGCGCAAGAGGGGTAGCCGGATGCGAATCACCGGCAAGGTTGAAGTCAATTTCAACAGCAGGGAAGTCAAAGCAGCAGGGGCTGAATTTGCACGCGCTTTCACTAAAGAACTTGGTGAGTTGACTCGCGATATCGCACAGCGGAATATTTCGCCAGGCGTCGGCCCTGGGCCACACCCCCATCGCCCACCGCCATTCCGTCAACATACCGACACAGGTGCTTTGCGTGACAGTATTCAGGTAGCACCGCGCGAGCAAGGATTCCTGACGACATACTTGGTCTGGACAGATCTAGATTACGGCACTTATCTCGAAATGGGGTGGTTCAGTATGGCCGGGAATTTCTGGCGTTATCCCTGGATGCTTCCGGCAGTTTCCGAGGCTGAGCAATCTCTTTACAAAATAGCACGGTCAACGGGGCGAGCTTACTTCACGGGAGGTTACAGCAATCGGCGGGCTGGGCGAGTAGATATATCCGAACCGTCCTTCGCTACTTTCAAGCCTGGCATTCCGCCGGAGTTAAGATAAAGAGCGAAAGTGGATTTACGAATCAGGCCAGGAGACATGCAACCAAGTTCTGTTAGAGCGTATAGAGAAAATCGTTCCATCCGAAACGTTATAGGCGGAACCAAGCGTGGCACAGGTTTCACCATCTTGTAGGCGATGTTTGATTTCAAGCACGTCGGCTTCGGTCAAACGGGCATTATGATGCTTAGAACCAAGATTGCGACCTTTTGTTACAGCAGAAATACGGCGTCTTGTCTCGGCAGTCGCGGTAGCGCCAAGACGCGTGCCAGCATAGGGATCGGTATTATAACCGAATTGCTTATCCGTACATTGGGTCTTGTCGTACCATGCTTGCTCTCTGGTGGTAAGGTTATCCGTAGGAGCAACTGTTTCAAGGACAGAAAAGGTGAACGCTTCCTGACCATGTTCGTCCCAGTCAGATTGGAGCAATACGCTATTATGCTTTCCACGTCTGAGCAACTTGCGATGCTTGCTCCATCGTGGATGGATATTGTTACTCGCACCGATATAGATTTTGCCGTTCAGACCATTGCGGATTTCATAGACACCGCGTATTTGGGGATTGCGTTTTTCATCGGCCAACTTGCGGCTGAAGCAAAATCGGTTGCAATATTTGCGATTCAGGAAGTCCGAGCGTTCTTCACGCTGTCCGCGAACAAGTTTCGCGCCGCAATATTGGCAAGTGAGTTCGACAAGAATCGGGCGTCGATTATGGAGGTGAGTACACTTATACGAACAGCACTGTCTTTTAGCAAAGACCTTCGCTGTCTCATTCGATCTTTGGATCAATTGCATTCCACACTGGGCGCAATAGCGAGCATCAGGACTTGACACGAGGGGGCCTCCCATTTTTGGGACGTTGAAAAGCTTGGACAGCGGCGGGATCGATCATCCAGTCGCGACCATGCTTATGAGCCGGTAACAAACCGTGCTCGATCCATTTGAGGACCGTCACGCGTTTGACATTGAGAAGTTCAGCAACTTGGGAAGTGGTTAGCATGACTGAAGTCTATCACGTTTTCTATAGATTGTCAAATTGGACAGGCGGCAAATGACACCGACAATGTTTTCACAGCGCGACCCGCAGTGGGCGGCAGACCAGTTGGGCACCGGCACCTTGACCATCGGGCGCGCCGGCTGCCTGCTGACCTGCGTTGCCAGCGTCCTGGCCGATTGCGGGGTCGGCACAGACCCGGGCCGCCTGAACGCCTGGCTGACGACCAATCGCGGGTATCTGAATGACGACCTGTTCATCTTTGCGGCAATCGAGCCGCTGGGCGTCAAGTTGACGCGCTGGGACTGCTACGACCGCCCTGCGCCCGTCGCGAAGCTGCGTGAGAACTTGCTTGCCGGTCGGCACGCGGTCTGCATGGTGGACTTCTCGCCAGGCGGTACGGTGCAACCGCATTGGGTGCGAGTGTTGGAGGCGCACGATTGGCGGATCATGGATCCCTGGCGATTGCCCGGTAATGAAGCCCGCGACTTGGGCGATTACTACGCAGTCGGTTGGGATGCCGCGCGAGCGATCCTGGCTGTGGCGACTTATGAACCGAATGTGGCACTGCGTAGTGTGCGGCACGCCGGGTTTGCCGGACCGGCACAAGATTTCGTGTGCATCGCGCCATGATCGACGAAACCGCGGTCCTGATTGCGTACCTGGGCTCCGTCGGCGGCGTGACGACGCAGGTGTCAACACGGATCTTTGGCCCGCCGGGCCTGCCGAGCGGATATACGGGTAGTACAAAGGTTCTAGTTGTCTTCTGCGACGGCAGTGGGATGCCGACTGACATTCCATACCAGAACCTGCCGTTCCAGGTGCGGTGTTACGGGGATACGCCCAGTACCGCGCATGACGTATATGAGGCCGTGCACGATGCGTTACACAACGTGAGCGCCACGAAAGTGACAGTCGGCGCAACGCAGGTGGTGCTCGCCAAGGCCATGCGCATCAGCGGTCCGATGTACCTCCAGGAACCGGAGGTAGGGTTCCACTTCTGGTTAGCGCGTTACAGTGTTGTCATGGGTGATCGAGTGGTGGCATGACTTGGTTATCATTCGGCCCAGTCGCGCACCACCCAGGCAGCCTACGGGTGGATATCCGCCCGGTAGCCGATGTAGTGGCCGACATTCGCAACCTGCCATTCGCGGATGAGACATTCGAGGGGGTGGAATGCTGGCATGTGTTGGAGCATTTACTACCTTGGGAGGCCAATGTAGCCGTACGCGAGATGGCGCGAGTAACTCAACCGGGCGGCATAGTAGAGATCGCGGTCCCAGACTTGAAAGCATGTGCGCGACTGGTCTTGATCGGCAATCCGGGAGGCGTGAGAATGCTATACAGCGCGCATCCCGAGCCAGCGCAGCGCCATCGTTACGGTTACACGGCAGCTAGTCTGGCTCGCCTGCTATGTGGGCATCTGGAGCAAGTAGCTTTTGCGTCAAACGAGGGGGATGAATACGCCATTCACATGACCGGCATCCGGAAGGCGGCATGAACGCCAAGCGCGTCCTGTGGCTCTTGAATCACAACACACTGCGGGAAGCCGAAGTTCCCATGCTGCGGGCATTTGGCCTGGAGGTCTTCATTCCGAAGAGCTTCCCGCGGACTGAGGAAAACATGAGCGCCGGCGTGACTTATGCTTACGACGCCAGCCTGACCATTCCGGCGGATCTGCTGCACCGCATGAACGCGTTCGACTTTTACAGGACCTATACCTGGCCGGCAGATCTGGCAGCCGATCTGAACGCCCATTTCGACGTGGCAATCTGCGCGTGTTTCCCGGCGCTGCTGGATGCGGCGTGTGCGGCATTCGCCGGCCCGATCTTCATCAGGGCCTTTGGTCGAGAAGGGCTATGGACTTACCGGCACCTACTAGCCGATTGCCAACCGCACGTAAAGGACCGCTTGTGGCGAAAAGACAATATTTGGTTCACGGCGGCCTATCCCAATGTTTCAGCCATCGAGCCGGATTGGTTGCAACGGTGCGCGGTAGTCTTGCCGATTGGCCTGGGGGCCGCGCATTTCGCAGCAGAGGACCAGTGGCATTACACACGCCCAGAGATTCTGTTCGTTTGTCAGCGGATCAAGACGGCGGCCTACTACCGGGAGATCTATCGGGAGTTCAAGTGGTATTTCGGGGACCTGCCGCACGTGATCGTGGGCGGTCAAGCAG